ACTCGTGGAAGTAACATAATGGTTCTTGAGTTTGCACCTGAACTTGCTGAGTCAGTAAAAATTGAGGCGTCCGACCCCCTTAATGAACCCTATCTGTCACTTGAATGGGTTAAAGATAAATCGCAGACCGGCAACGAAATCTTCCGCAAATTCAAAGACCAGTGTAGAGTTCTCGACGAGTTCTACATGAATGACTTCGATTTTAGTGTGCCAGAGAACGGAACGCTTATCCGTCTCGGAACAGCGCAGTCAGTCATTAACACGCTTGTTGCACACGTTAGTCCCCAGTTTTTGGATATCTCCGTACCTGCCCCAAGTCTCCGTGGGCAGTCTCGTGCAGAACTGATAGAAAAGTTCTTGACTGGTGCTCACCACATGATTGAGCACCGTACCCCTGTCTACCGTGAACTCACTAAACATGCTGGTCTGTACGGCATCTCGTGGGAGAAGGTCGAGTTCATTGCTAACGAATGGGAGGACTTTCCTGAGCCACCTGGAGTAAGTGAAGACAAAGACTTCACATACCGTGAAAAGATTCAGGACGTTCTTGACCGACGGTCTATCACATGGCCGATTAAGTCCGTTGTAGTTAACCCGCAGCGTTTGGTGTGGGACATGAACAACGGCACTCAGCCTCGCTGGATTATCTACGAATACCAAGTAGACGCTGAATGGATTCAGGCGCACTTTCCTAAGTGGAAGAACTACAAGCGTGGGTACGTCAACTTCAAAGAAGTCTGGACTCACAGCAACGTAGCTTATGTTGCAGACAATAGCTGGGTGATGGAGCCACGGCGACACGGGTACGGTCGCTTGCCGTGGATTATGTACTGGCCGCAGATGGGCTTGGATACTGGCAACATGGAGCCAGACAAGCTGTACATGGGACTGCTCAACGGTTCCATTGAAATGATTCGAGCGCAGAGCCAGCTTGCTTCGCACTACATCGACATTGTGGGTAAGTCAGCATGGCCTACTTTGGAATTCACCGGCCCTCCTGGAATCACAGAAGAAGTTCAGGCAGTCTGGGATGACACGCCCGGAGCCAAGAATATCAAGCCACCGCAGGTGCAAGTCAGTGTCAGTCAGACACCACGACCGCCTTCGGAAATTGGCGTAGCTAAGCAGTTTCTCGATGAAGCCATTGAAGCCAATACTGTACCGGCTGTGGCGCGAGGTCAACGACCTACTGGTGCTGCCTCTGGCTATCACACTGCTGTCCTTGCTGGAATTGCATCGCTCAACTTCGGTGCAGTCAAGGAAGCTATGGAACGTGGGTTGCAGGACAAGGGTGAGATTATCCTGCGTATTGTCGAACATGTCATCAATGACAAGGTTTCTGTGTTTGGCAAAACAGAAGTTGGCGTACTAGATGCCGTACTCAAGCCAAACGATATCAGGGGACACTACGTCAACATTGTTCGCATCAACTCTGTCAGCCCTGAAGAACAAGAGCGACGATTGAACCTGTGGGCTAATCTCTGGCGTGCAGGGTACGTTGACCTCGACACTGCTCTCCGCAAAGGTGGAGTTAGCAACCCACTGGAAGTTCAAGCCAAGATTCTGGAAGAGAAGTTCCTCAACTCTCCTGAGATTCAGCAGCAGCTACAGATGGCTGCGGCTTCTAGGATTCCTGCTATCCAAAACATTCTTGAAGCAGGTGGTGCACAGCAGCCAGAGGGCATGGTTAGCGCAGAAGATGTTGCGCGTAATATTTTAAACACTCAAGGTTCGATGCAATTGCCTAATGCTGGAAACTTCCAGATGGGCAACCAGATGGGTACACGACCACAGGCTCCCGGCACTGGCATACCAACGACAACTCGTCCTGTGATGCCAGGGTCAATGCAAGAAATGCAACAGGTAGCTGCTGCTATTTCTGGCCCTCGTACTGGAAACGTAAGAGTTCCAACGGCTGACATTTCACCGGGAGCAAGGGGTTAAGATGGCTAAGACAAGTCATCCACTAGAAATGGCGTTTCTCAGGTTTGACGAAGCTACTAAGATGTACTTCACAAAGATTGAGAACAGTTTTAAGAACGTCGGCAAGATACCGGATGTACGGCAGCCAGTAAAGCGTACTCCAAAGAAAAACATTTACACTGACCAGATGACACCGTTTGGAGCACCATAATGCCTAGCTACTTAGTAAAGTTTCCTGAAAATTATAAACTGCCCGCTGGCAACATTCTAATTGCGGAAGGAAGCACCATTCAAGATGCAATTATTAAAACTGCTCGTGAAACTGGAGTTCCTGCTGCTGTTATAAGCGCAGAAGCAGTTAGTGAAAAAACAGCAAACGAAATATATGGGACGCTGCCGGGCTTGAGTGGGCAGGGCAGACAGTCTATAAACCCAGGTAGGTATCAAGCAAATCCTGATTTCAATTTTTGGAATCCATTTTCCAGTCAACCTAAATATACTCTTGAGCCTACTAAACAAACAACTCCATTTTTCCAAAGTCTTACGCCGTACACTTTAGGTGGCGCAGGGGAAGATATATTTTTTCAAGATGAAATGCTGCCTAGTGTGTATATAACACCAAGCGGTAAAACGACCAAATTGAGCAGTTTTGAAAGAGAAGCCCAAAATTTAGCAGCTCAAAATGCTGCTGGCTCTTATTACGGCACAGCAGATGACCCTAATGCTGGTCAATTTAGTGTAGTTAATCCTTTTGCTCAAGGTGGAAGAAGCGCAAGAGAAGTTGGCCCCCTTCAGGTTTATGGCACTCAATTTACAATAGACCCACTAACAGGGAACGCGATACCAACAACACCTAATGGGCAGCAAAGGGCAGCAATACCTCTATCGCAGTTAATACAAGATGCTAGTAAAAGTGTCAGCAGTGTCGGTGACGGCGGTGGTGACGGCGGTGGTGGTGACGGCGGTGGTGGTGAGGCAGTATCTCCAACTGAAGGTTTTCTAGCAGTGTTGTCTGCTATTCAGAGCATGGCAGATGTTGCACCTGGCGGGTTGTTTAACTTAAATGCCTTGCTAGCTGCTATTACTGCTAACCCAAGTTTGTATTTGATAGAAGAAACAACTCCTATTACAAATCCAGACGGAACTACAACTTATATAAAAAATCGAGTTATCAACCCGGTAGTTGCACAGTTGCTAGACCTTCAGGCTAGTGGGCAAACTAACCTTACTAATATTGAACTTGAGAGAATCCTTCAAACTGCAAACGTAGATATAAAGCGTATTGAAGGCGAAAACGCAGTTAACCTTGCAAAAGAAAACAACGCCAGCGCAGAAGAAATACAGCGTATTCAATCCGCAGCACAAGAGGCAGTTGGGCTGGCTCAAGCTGCCGCTACAGAAACCGCAGCAAAATACGGAGCAACTTCTCCTTTTGGTGCGCTAGCTGGGGCTGGTGCTTCAGTTGACGAGGTTTCTCGGCTTGCTGAATCTCTTGCGCGTGGCGGCATGAACCCGCAAGACGCTATTCGACAGGCACTGGCTACAACTGGTGGAGCATACGGTGCTCTTGGCGGTATTGCTGACGGCTATACTGTAGGCGATATTGCAATGCTTGCCAGAGGTGGTTTGACCCCAGAGCAGCAACTTGCTCAAGCTAGGGTTCAGGCATTGCCTGGGCTTGCAACAATATCCCCGCAGTCGCTCGGCGGGCTGTCAGCAATTCTTGGGCAGGAAGCTGTTCGAGGATTGTTCAGCCCTTTTACTGGTCAAGCACAACAGCCTCAAATGGCACAGCAAGCGCAAACACGAGGGCTTTCAAATACTGTGCAGCCATTCTCAACAATGCAAACAATGAGTGGCGCAATGGGTGGCGCAATGGGTGCGCCTACACCCACACTTGGGCGGTATGAAAGGTTAACTCCATTTGAGCAGGGTGTAGCAGGTGCAAACATCGCTGCTACAGGTCAGGACATTGAACAGGCCATTCTTGGCGTTACACCCGGAAGCACAGCGGCTAGAGGTTCGCTAGCTGCACAGGCACTTTAATGGTTACACAACAAGACCCACTTGCCCTTGTCGAACAACTTCGCAAACGCAGACTGGAACGCGAGCGCGAGCAGCAGCAGCGTCTTCAAAATCAAATTGACTTAATTCAGCAGTCTAATAAAGCAGCGGAAGCCGCCAAAGAGCGACAGCAGCAAGAAATCATAAATGCTCAAATAGCAAGTTATATGCAGCAGCCACAGGTTCAGCAGCAAGTAGAAGGCACTACTCCGTTTGCTGGACAGCAACCTGTTCAGCCACAAGAAGACCAGCGGCCTGAGTTTGGCAAGTGGTTTGGCTCAGGTATTGCTGAAAACGTAGCCAAAACTGCTATTGATGTTATTGACCCAGTTCTGAATACAGCAGTTGGTCTAGGCGCACGCGTTGTGCCGGGCGACCAAGAGTTTGATAAACAGTTGCGTGCTGTTCAACAAGAACGTGAAACGCAAAATAAGCCCGGTGGTCTTCGGGGTTTTCTTGCTGAAGGCACAGAAGCATCTCGCCGTGCAAATCCATTGCAGCGATTGTCAGAAATGGGGGCTCTTACTGCGTTCAGTGTTGGCACTGCATTGATTCCCGGCAACCAATTTAATGGAGCGGAAAAAGAATTTCGAGAAAGACGCGCCAGGTATTTTGAGGAAGAAACTGGCAAGAGTTGGGACAGTAACAGGTGGCTTAATCCCAACGCTGATGCAAGGGCAGCTATGCGTGCGTACAGGGATACTGACCTTCCAAAATACTGGAAGGGCACGCTGGAATTTATTTTTGACCCACTAAACGCCATACCTGGTATTGGAATTGTTAGCGATATCAAGACGGGCGCAAAAATAATAAAGGGTACTGCTTTGGCTGGCCCAAGACTTAT